CCTTTCTTTAGAGCCTTGGCGACATCTGCTCGTTTACCTGGTACTCCAGGCATGAAGTTAATTGGAGGAACGGCAGCATTTACTTTGTTATCTTCTGCTCTTTCAGCTGAAGAACTAGAGCCTAGCGACAAGACACAAGAAGCTAGCGTCTTACCGGCGGTTATTAAAGACCATCCTTATTTAAGTAGCGCGGCAGCAGTCACAGCTGCAGCTCCGAAGAAAGCTTGGGAAGCAGTTAAATGGGGAGCTAAAAAACTTACTCCTTTATTAACTCCAGCTGGAAGTCACGTTTTGCATGGAGGTAAATATGATTTAACTAGTGGAACTGATTTAATGTCTCCAGCTTTTTGGAAACATGCTATTGATGCTATGGGAAAAACATCAAAAGTAACTGATGCTTCTATTCCCCTCAAGAAAAGATTAAAAGATCTAGCATGGAGAGGTTTATTACCCACAAGGTTTTTACCTATCATCAGCGGGACTGCATCGGCTGCAATGGGTCCTATGCTCATTAAAGATGCAGCAGAATGGCTTCAAGGGCGAATTGATAAAGAAGGAATCACGGGTTTAATTGAAGAACAATCTGGAATGATTGGTGATGAAGCTGGAGCCAGTCTTTTTATGGAAGATGTGGTTGAAGAAAAGAAACGTAAAGATGCCGAAGGCATGGACTATGCCACAGGTGGAATAGCGAGTTTAATTAAATGAGGAATCTAGATGAGATTGTTAAGGATATTAAGACTGTATTGGAAGAGAAAGTTGCCCCGTCCGTTGCGGCACATAATGGTAGCATTGGTTTTATTGATTTTGCCATGGACACTGGCGTGGCTACTTTAAAACTATCAGGTAGTTGCTCAGGCTGTGCAATGTCAAAAATTACTTTACAGCGTGGAGTCGAACAGACTTTAAAACATTACGTTCCTGAAGTTCAATCGATTGTGGGTAAAGATGATGAAGAAGCAGCGGAACAAGGTTATCAACCTTATATGCCTAAAGACAAAGAACCTGATTGGGAGAAATTAGTTAGACATAAATATGAATAAAACACTGGTTAAGAATATGAAGCATGTAAAATGGAACCTCATTCCCCCTATAAAAGGCCCTGAGCCTAGAGCCTTGATTCTTGCTGCAAAAAAGGATAAACCTAGAAGATTGGAGAAAAAAAATGGCAGAGATCGATAAGTCTTTACCGAATGTTAAACAAACGGTAAAAATACCTTCGCAACAGCAGCAACTTGAAATTCAAGCGGAAGCTCAAGCTTCCGGTCCCTCACAACCTGAGGTCATGCAGAATGAAGATGGTAGCGCAGAGATTACGTTTGAACCGGGAGCAATGAACCAACCCGGAGGACAAGATCATTACGCTAACTTAGCCGAACTTTTACCCGATCAAGTTTTAGATCCTTTAGGATCTCAACTGTGGGCAAACTACGATGAGTATAGACAGTCCAGAAGACAATGGGCGGATTCGTATACTAAGGGTTTAGATCTATTAGGATTTCAATACAAAGACCGAACACAACCTTTTCAAGGTGCCTCAGGAGCAACGCATCCTGTTTTAGCCGAAGCTGTCACACAGTTTCAAGCTGGAGCGTATAAAGAATTATTACCTGCAGGCGGACCGGTACGAGCACAGATTTTAGGAAAGATTACCAGACAAAAACAGGATCAAGCGACAAGGGTCAAGGATTTCATGAACTATCAGATTTGTAATGTCATGAAAGAGTATGACTCAGAGTTTGACCAAATGTTATTTTACCTGCCGTTAGCAGGATCTACATTTAAAAAAGTTTATTATGACGATTTACTTGGACGAGCTGTATCGAAGTTTGTCCAGGCCGATGACTTAGTGGTTCCGTATTCTGCTACCTCATTAGAGGATGCGGAAGCCATTTGTCATGTGATCAAAACTTCAGAGAATGATTTAAGGAAACAACAAGTCTCAGGGTTCTATCGAGATATTAAACTCAATGTTCCTTATAACGAAGAAACTTCTTTGAAGAAAAAAGAAAGAGAAATTGAAGGCATTCGTAAAACTCAAAACGAAAAAGTGTTTACGTTAATCGAATGTCATGTTGATTTAGATTTAGAAGGGTTTGAAGACAAAGGTCAAGATGGAATGGCTACTGGTATTAAAGTGCCTTACATTGTAACCATTGAAAACTCTTCAAGAAAAGTTTTATCGATTAGACGAAATTTTAAACTCGATGATCCATTGAAAAATAAGATTCAATATTTTGTGCATTTTCGATTTCTGCCAGGTCTTGGATTCTATGGTTTTGGACTCATTCACATGATTGGCGGATTAAGTCGTACAGCGACGGCTTCACTTCGTCAGTTATTAGATGCAGGTACGCTCTCCAACTTACCTGCCGGGTTTAAACAGAGAGGTATTCGTGTTCAAAACGATGCTGTCTCGTTACAGCCTGGGGAGTGGCGCGATGTCGACGCTCCCGGCGGTAATCTTAAAGATGCGTTTATGCCTCTTCCTTATAAGGAGCCTTCTCAAACCTTATTACAATTAATGACAATTGTAGTATCCGCAGGACAACGTTTTGCGGCGATTGCTGATATGCAAGTGGGTGATGGAAATCAACAAGCCGCTGTTGGAACGACAGTTGCTTTATTAGAGAGAGGCTCAAGAGTAATGAGCGCTATTCATAAAAGACTCTACGCAGCTTTGAAACAAGAATTTACTTTATTATCCGATGTTTTTGCAACGTACTTGCCACCGATTTATCCTTATGATGTGATAGGTGATCAAAAAGAAATTAAACAAGCCGACTTTGATGACAAGATTGATATTATGCCGGTTGCTGATCCTAATATCTTTTCACAAACACAAAGAATTGCAACAGCACAAACAGAATTACAACTTGCATCGTCTAATCCACAGATGCATAATTTATATGAAGCGTATCGTGATATGTACACAGCGATTGGCGTGAAGAATATTGATCAGATTTTACCACCGCCTCCACCACCAGCTCCAAAAAATCCAGCGATAGAACATATCGATGCGATTGGAGGTAAACCTTTTCAAGCATTTAGTGGACAAGATCATAGAGCTCACATCACAGCACACATTGCTTTCATGGCAACGAACATGGCACGAAACAATCCGATGGTGATTGCTGCCTTAGAAAAGAATATTTTTGAACATATTTCTATGATGTCTCAAGAACAAGTGGATTTAGAATTTAGAGACGACATTCAAAAGGTTCAACAGATTCAACAAATGATGACTCAAAATCCTCAACAACAACCGAACCCTCAAATTCAAGCTGAAGTTCAAAACCTTCAATTAAAAATAGAAGCACGAAAAGCTCAATTGATTGCAGAGATGATGGAAGAATTCTTAGTAGAAGAAAAGAAAATTACTTCTCAATTTGATCATGATCCTATTGCTAAACTTAGAGCAAGAGAACTGGATCTTAAAGCTCAAGATAATATGAGAAAAATGAAAGAGGACGAAGCTAGAATTTCTCTTGATCGCATGAAGGCAATGATGAATCAAGGAATTCAAGAAGAGAAGATGGAACAAAATGAAGAGCTCGCTAATTTAAGAGCGGAAACTTCTTTAGAAAAACAAGCGATGTCTAATCGTGCAAAAATGCGTTCTGATGTTATGAAACGAAAAGACGTTAAAACACTAAAAGGACCAAGGAGTTAATATGGCTAAACCAAAAACAAATGGAAAGGGTAACTAATGATAGATAAGAGAGAAGAAAAGACACTTAGTAAACACAGCAAACATCACAGTAAAAATCATATGTCTCAAATGAAAAAAGAAATGAAAAAAGGAATGAGTTTTAAAAAGTCACACAATAAGGCTATGAAAAAGGTAGGCGTATAATATGGCTAAACCAGGACTATATGCAAACATCCATGCAAAGCGTGCTAGAATTAAAGCAGGCTCAAAAGAAACGATGAGGCCCAAAGGTGCTATAGGTGCACCCACGGATAAACAATTTAAACGAGCAGCTAAAACTGCAAAGAAGGCGTAATGCCCGGAGCAGCTTTAAGAGGATTTGGAAGAGCTTACCTAAATGGTGGCGGATCTGCAGCATGGCAACGAAAAGAAGGTAAATCAGAATCGGGTGGGCTTAATGAAAGAGGACGTAAGTCTTATGAAGCTGAGAACCCAGGTTCAGATTTAAAAGCACCTCAACCAGAAGGTGGAGCAAGAAAAAGATCTTTTTGTAAAAGAATGCGTGGAATGAAGAAAAAATTAACTTCTGCCAAAACGGCTAATGACCCTAATTCAAGAATTAATAAAGCTTTAAGAAAATGGAAATGTTAAATGCCTTTTCAATCTGAAAAACAAAGACGTTATATGCATGCCAATCTTCCCAAGATTGCAAATCGATGGGAAAAGAAATATGGCCTGGGCGGTATTGCCGAATTAAATGCAGAACTCAATCAACTACCTGAATATTATTTACCTGCAGCTCATGGAGGTTTGATTCCTGCGCATCAAGCTGGCGTGTTAGGTTTGGCTGAAGGAGGAAGAACTGGGTTTTATAAAGGTTCTGATAGACATTCAGGAACAACAAGTTCTAGTTCTAGTAATTCTCCAGGGCACCCAAGTAATCAAGGAAGTAGTAAAAGTTCATCAAGTAGTAGCAATCAAGGTTCTGATCGTGGACATTCAAGATTTGATGTAGGTTCTGGATATTATGGAGAACCAACAACTCCCTCTACTCCTGATGATTCAGGAGATGATGACAAAGCACTCTCGTATGTTAATTGGAATCAACCTACAATAGATGACACTAAAGATAGTGATTCAGCTAAGAAGAAAAAAATTTTACAACACATTGGAAATGCTAGTGGTGTTAACTTAAATAAATATATTTATGGAATTGAACAACCTCAAGAAAAGAAAAGTAAAGGTAAACTTGTTTTTGATACCTTATTTGCTATTGCCACAGGAGGTCTGAGTCTAACAGAAAAACTGGGAGCTAACTTTATTAAAAATTCTATTCAATCTAGTTTTAAAAAACAAGAGAAAACTAAAGACTTAATAAACAGTCTACCTATTAATCATCCAGAACGTATTTCTCTTGAAGCATCCTTATACAAAAAACCGCCAGATGTTACTTCTAACGGAGACGGAGCAAAGAGCATAAAAATTGAAGATATTGAAACTGTTAATCAAAGCAGCAGTGAATTAGCTAAATTGAAAAGGGATGAAGAAATGAATATGGCTGCTTATTTAGCTTATCTAGATCAACAAAAACGAAGAGAAGCCTATTTAAACAATTATAGACAGATGTTTCTAGCAAATAAGGGTGGACTTGCTGGATTATTTAGGTTAAAAAATAGCTAGGAGAATAAATTATGAGAAATGATTTCGGAAACAGACCCTATAATGTACGTTTCCCTTATTCAAAGGGAAGTAAAAAACAAGGTTATGATGACAGACTAGATGAGTCTTTAGGTGCAAGAGATGGCGCTGAAGCTACTAAGTCTCAATCTTTTAAAGCTAGACGAGATGAGTCTAAAGGCATGGAAAAAGCTGAAGGTAATAGAGCTTATTCTGCTGTCGGAACGATGGATAAATAATGCCAGGATCAGAATTTAAAGGTAGTGGTAGAGCTGCAACATATCCTAACGCTAGACAAGCTTACAAAAAAGGTGGTCGTATTAAAGCAGCACATGGATATAACTCAGGAAGAGAAAATCTTTTAGAAGAAGTTGGTAGAATCGATGCTGAAAAATCTAACAAAAATCGTAGAGCAGAAAAAAGAAGAGTTGTATCTGAACTTAACAAAGGAATGAAAAAAGGTGGAAAAGCATAATGAGTAAAGATTGGCAAATAGGATCTGGCTTTGTTAAAGAACCAAAAGTTACTGGTATTGTCGGTAAAAATAAAGATGGTTTTGGCGATGCTGAAACTATTGAAACTCCCAACACACAAGAATCAACAACGGTAACTGTTAAAGGTACCAAAGCTCTAAGAGCAGATAAGAAGCCCGTTAAAGCAACCTGGTACTAATATGGCTTGGTTCGGCTTAGCAAAAATTGCACTACAAGCTGGCAGTAAAATCTATGCAAATAGACAAAAGACAAAGATGGCTATGTCTGATGCACAGCTTATGCATGCAGAGCGTATGGCCCGAGGTGAAGAATCTTACCAAGGCAAACTTTTAGAAGCCCGGCAAAACGATTACAAGGACGAAATCGTACTTGCGATATTAACGTTGCCCATAATTGTGCTCGCTTGGTCGGTGTGGACAGAGGAT